CTGCATGCCGATCGACCGCAACGACCCCGACGTCCTCGCCGCCCTCGAACGCTTCATCCTCGAGCTGCTGACCGATGCTCCGTGTGATCATTTGCGCCCTGCACTCGCTGGTATTGCGACATGCGTTCTGCAGCCAAGGCGAGCACAAACGGGAAACCGTGACGACCGAACAGGGCCATCTCCTGTATCGCTGTAGTGATTGCGGGTACCGGCGAGAGATCGGCGCGGTCTTCGTGCATGGGTCGAACAAGCGGGTGCGGCAGTGAGCCCTCGTCTGAAGTTGACGCCGGAGATGCGGAAGCTCATGGCCGCGGAGCAATCGGCACTCTTCTACTCCCTGCTCCGTCGCGAGCGGATCCCAATGCCGGAGCCGGAGTATCGCTTCGACGACTCGCGCAAGTGGCGCTGCGACTTCGCCTGGCCGGCGCACAAGCTCGCGCTCGAAGTCGAAGGGGGAGCGTGGACGAATGGCCGTCACGTCAGAGGCGCTGGCTTCCTCGAGGACATGTCCAAATACAACCGACTCGCCGTGTTGGGCTGGCGACTGCTTCGCTGCACCCCCACCGGATTGCACGACCTCTGGACCATTACTCAGATCAAGGAAGCGTTGGCATGCCCCGTCGTGTGACTCCACCGAAGAAGTCCGCCAAGAAAGGAGGCAAGCGATCGGGCAAAAAGTCCGGCACAAACTCCGGACTGCTCGTCGCGCAGCCGCACGGTGGCGCGATTCGGAAAGGCTCCCTGCCTGGCAACACACCTGGCACCGGTCGCCCACCCGACGAAATCCGCGCCGCAATGCGCGAACTCGGTGCCACGAAAGGACTTCCGTTCCTTGATGGGGTATTGGATGGCAAGGTCTCCGTCACACTCGTCGGGAAGTGCTCAGAGTGCGGCGAGGAGTCGAAGCCAACCTCAACGGAATGGACGAAGGACTTGCTTGGTGATGTGAAAGCCTCAGTTGACCAGCGCATCAAGGCGCTCGAGCAGGCGCTCAAGTACGGACTGGGCACCAAGGACGAGCTCACGGTCGTCAGCGAAGACGTGCGCCGGCGCCTCAAGGTGCAGGTGAGTGTAATTCACGAGATGCTGCCGAAGGAGCAGGCGGACGCCGTGCTGGCTCGGCTGGACGGTGTCTGGTCGTGAGCTCCATCGCCGAAGCCTGGGCGGACGCGCGCGCACCATTCCGTGATACCGGCGTCAGGGCGGAGCCGCTGACGCAATACCAGCGCGACCCGTTGGGCTTCCTCATCAATGAACTGGGGATCCCAGAGGAGTACCTCGTCTGGTCAAAGAACTCCGAATACCTCTCACACGAGTGGGACGGGACGCCCGATCCGCTGGCCGCGATGCTCAACGGCTTGGCGGCGTGGGAGGATGTCGGCGTCGAGGCGGGTACAGGCACGCAGAAAAGCTTCACCGCGGCCGGCGTCGTGTTGTGGTTCCTCGCCTCATGGAGAGGCGCCCGGGTGTTCACCTTCGCCCCGAAGGAGGAGCAGTTGCGCCTCTTCATCTGGGTGGCGATCGGGAAGCTCTGGCCGCGCTTTCAGGCGTTATTCCCCACCGCAGTGTTGACGGACCTGCGGATCCAGATGTCGCCCGATCCTGCCGACAAGGACTGGTCCGCAAACGGGTACGCTGTGGCGATGAAGGCGGGGGAATCGGTCAGCGTGAACGCCCAGGGCATGCACGCCGAGCACATGCTCCTCATCTACGAGGAGACGCCAGGTATCAACCCCGCGGTCACCGAAGCGGGGGAAAACACCTCAACGGCACCGCACAATCTCCGGTTAGCGCTCGGCAACCCAGACCACCAGTTCGATACGCTGCACACGTTCTCTGTGGCACCCGGTGTCCGCCATGTGCGGATCTCGGCCCTCGATCACCCGAACCTCGTGACTGGCCGAGAGATCGTACCGGGCGCCGCTTCGCAGAAGTCGGTAGACCGCCGCCTCGTCAAATACGGGTGGGATGGCCGACTCTTTCGTTCGCGTGTTCGAGGGATCAGCCCAGCAGAAGCCGCCGAGGCGCTGATCAAACTGGAATGGGTGAAGCGCTGCCAGGCGAAGTGGGCCGACGAGATGTACCGCGTGGGCAAGAAGGCGCTCGGCGTGGATGTGGCTAACTCCATCGGCGGTGATGAAGGGGCGATCGCCCAAGGCCAAGGCTGGTGGCTCGAGAAGGTGGACTCATTCCCGTGCCCGAACTCCAACGACCTCGGCTTCCGTGTCCACCTCAAGATGAATGAGGAGAAGATCGAGGCCGAGCATGTGGGCGTGGATGCGGTGGGCGTTGGAGCGGGCTGCGTCAACGAGCTCCGGAAGCGCGACAAATGGATCAAGGCGCTGAACGGCGGTGAGTCCGCCGTGGACCGCTCAGGCGAAGACGAGGAATTCAACAACCTGCGCTCGCAGATCATGTGGACGCTCCGCGAGGACATCCGCCTCGAGCGCCTGGCGTTGCCACTCGATGACGAGCTCGCGCAGGACCTGATCACGCCGCAATGGAAAACCCACAACGGCAAGATCGTGGTGGAGCAGAAGGAAGACATCAAGAAGCGGTTGCCGGGCCGACGTTCCCCGAACAAGGGCGACGCCGCGGGCTACTGGAACTTTGTGCGCGATCGCACGCCGTTGACGGAGCCTCTGCGCAAGGTCGGACTCACGCAGACGCAGCGCGTGTGGCAGGAACTCGTGGACATGGAAGAGCAGCCGCAGGACACCAAGCGGTACGGAAAAATCATCCGCCAATAGGAGAGGGCGAGGATGCCATGGATTAGCCGGAAGGAACTCGACGCACTCAGAGGCTCGAGTGCGGAGCTATTGGAGGACCAGCGGCACACGAACAACGTGCTCGCCCACATCCTCGACAGGCTGAACGACCTGCCGTCGCGCCTCGTAGAGTCCGTGCGCGAGGCGGGGCTCGCCGATGTGCTGGCCCGCGCCACCATCAAGGCCGACGCCGAGGCGCAACCGCCCTCCATCCAAGCTGCTGACCGGATGCGTGTGCAGGAGCAACGCGAGCGAGAGAGTCAGACGCGATGATCTGGCATTGCGAGTCGAACTACATGACCTGCCTGCACGGGCACCTCTTCCGCACCGCCAAGTCCGGCTTTGCGATCGACCAGCGTCGGATGGTGGGCCATGCGTTTGTGTGCTGCCAGCAGTGCCGGCCCTCGACGTTCTTCTTCGTCATCGCCACGGCGGAGCCCACGCCCATGCTCACCTGCTACGAGATCGATCAGCGGCAATACGATACCTGGCTAAACGACACCGACGACCGGATCAGCTCGACCGAAATGCTCCACATCCTCTGTAGCCCTGCCGGTGAGAGCTACAACCCACGCTATCGCCCCACCACTCATGTCTGACGCGAACATCGAGAAAGAACTGGAGGTAGAGGACGCGCTCGACGCCATGACCATACTCGCCCGCGAACACGGATACCTCACCTGCAAGATCGAGCAGCGGCTCGATCTCGACGAGAATCGCCGGAAGCGCGACTTCGCGGAACGAAAGGCCCGCGAAATCCGCGTTGGCCTTCGCACAAAGATCCGCGCCCTCATCCCTCGCCTGCCATGAACGAGCCCAACGACGACGCACCAAAACGCATTCTCAACCTGCAGGACCACAAACGGAAGGCGAGCGGCCAGGGGGGTAAGTACGCCACCAAGGACGATGTCGTCGCATCGATGGCTGCCGGGTTTCTGGCGATGGGCCAGAAGGTCTACAGCCAATGCATGACGGAGACGACGCGGCTGCTGACCGAGATGGAAGCGCGGCACGCTGAGGAGATTGCGAAGCTTCGTGCCGAGGTGGGGCTGTGAGCGCATGCACATCCTTTCACGTCGTGCAGATCGCCGGCACGGTGTTCTACATCGACAGTGATGTGCGGCAAGAGATTGAATCCTTTCTGCGCAACACGCCAGCGCCGACTGACTTCATCGTTGTCGATTCCTTGAATGGTGAGGAAGTCACTGTTATCGCCGACGCCGTGAATGGGATATGGAGCTGCACGCCAGAGACGCGCGCTGCCCAGCGAGAGATGGACGCGATGTTTAAGGCAGAAATTCCCGTTACCGACCTCTAGCCAAACAGCCCGATGAAACGCCGCCTTCACTACCGCGACCAGCCCGCTCACTGCGCCTGCCAGCACGCCTCAGACACCGCCGAATGGCATGGCAAGCGCCGCTCAGGGGCCGGACTCACTGGACGAGGTGCGAGCCTCCACCTGTCCGGTTGTGTCCATTCGACACTCGCCCAGACCACGGCCCCGTTGCCGAAACGCCGCAAGGTGCGGCGATTGGCTCTTGCGCACGAGGCCGCATAATGCCATACTAGCGACCAGAACACTGCACCACGCCGACTGGCGCCCGACCCCGAGCCTCCTTCCTGCTCGGTCGGGCGCCTTTTTCGCGTTCCTCCCGCAAGTCCTCCAATGGCATCGTACAAGGATCAGGATCACCCGTACGGCACCGTT